CATATCCATAACCCCCATCTAAAATTATTACATCGTCTAATTTACCATTAGATATTTTTGCTCTAAGTATAGCACCTACTCCACTTTTACTTTCAACTACTAAATCTGGAACAGAATAATATTCTGTTCCATAATATGAAACTAAAACTTTGACTATTTTTCCGGCAGATATTATAGGAGTTAATTGTGCAGATTTTCCTTGGAGAATACTTACAATAGGAGAATTTTCTAAATTTACAATAGTTGATCCATATCCAGATCCTTTTTCATACAAATAACAATCAATTATACTTCCCTTTACTACTGGAGTACAATTAATTTTTTGAAAAACGGATGCAGTACCAATACCAATATAAGAAACATCCACAGTTATTGGAGGATAACTAAAATACTGATAACCAGATCCTGAAGAGGATATTTTTACATAATTTTCTCTCTGATAATTTGAAATTACAGTTCCACCAATTCCAGCGTTACATAGTCTAAAAGAATTATTGTCAACTTTTAAAACATAATACTGATTAGATGTTGATAATCCAGAAATAGGTGTTGTTTCATAATCATAAGTTATTACTTCACCAGTAGAAAATCCATGATTATTGAAATTTATAGTATGATTAATTGTAGATATTCCACTTTGCTTAACAATTAATTTTCTATTTGTAAATCCCTCACCACCATTAATTACTTTAATCGAATCTAAAACTTTTTTTGGTTCGGTTTTAAATTTATGAATACCAAAATTTCCAGAGGTATTAAATCCTACAGTGTTTATTCCTGCAGAATAATCTGCAAAAGTTGGATATAACTCAACAGTTCTAGCATTAGTTACTTTGACATAAAAAATAGAATTATTTCCCAAATATCTTCCACTATCATTATTTGACCCAAAAAATGGTCCAATTCCTATCTTAGCATTGTTAATATTATTAATATCATATATTACTTTTTGTCCATTAACAAAATTGTGTGGAGTAAGGAAAGTTATGGTTTCCGAATCTATACTTAATCCACCACCATCATCAAGTGTTCTTGCATCAAAAAATACTTCTCTACTTTTTAATTTTGTTACTGGTGATAAAACGGCATTTTTTCCGTTTCCACCAGTAATTTTTAAAATTATTGGTCTTTCAATATTAAATTCTTGAGGATCAACATATATTTTTTCAATTGAACCTTGAACTACTGGTTGTAGTTTTGCATTGCCTGTTGATAACTCTAATTTTGGAGGATTAATTACATCATATCCTTTTCCTTGATTAATTACATCAACTTGTGTTAATGGTCCATAATATACTTTATCCAGAGACTTATAACTAATGATTTCTACACCATTTGCAAGAATACCAATGGTTTTTGAACCTATAGGATCTTTATTTTCATCTGAAATATTATTAGAAGATTCAATTTTTTTCAATAATTTTGTAGGATGAATTTTATTATCATCAGTTACTTGATTAAATAAAGTAAAGGTATGATTTCCTTCAGGAATTGAACTGAGGTATATAAAAAGATCTTCAGCAATAAAAGATCTTGAAGTGTATAATTTTATTTTCTTTTTGTCAGCAGAAACACTAACATAATAAGTTCCAGTTTGTAATTCTGGTATTGGATTATCACCATCATAAGAATAATAAACTAAAGTGCCAGTTAAAAATGAAATTTTAGTATCAAACTTTATTGAAGTATATTTTTCAACATTACTATCATAATCTTCCAATCCAATTGCATTATATGATTCCAGTTTTTTTGTTATTTCATAAGATGGTAATGAGTTTGATGTTATATAAAGATTTTGATCATCTTCAATGTATAAATTCGTAACATCGCATGTTATGTTGTTATATTTTAATAATTCACCAGAAGAAAACTTAATTTTTCTTCTAATATCATATTTTTGAGATGAATTTAAAAAAGTTAATACAGAATCAAATCCTATTTCTCCAGTCGAAAGGTTTAATGACCTTATACTAACTTCTGATAAATTATCAACTGGTATCTCAGTATTTCTTTGTAAAAATTCTACAATATCACCAACTCTCAGAGAAGATTTATCAATATTACTTAAAGTAATTGCACTAGTTCCATTATCAACAAAAGTATCAAGTTGGTATCTTGAACTAGTGTTATAAATTAAACTATTTGCAATTATTTCATAAGAAGATGGATTGAGTGATGGATTTTTAATAGATTTTCCTAATGACTTTACTCCAATTTTATCTCCTTCAGCAAATATATAATTTGAATTGTTTTCATTATCAATTACAATATCCGTTATTGTTCCAAGTAATCTGAGTGATACTTTATTAGTTTGATCTCCATTTTCGTAACCATAATAAGTGTCATTAGAATAGACTAAATTAGTTTTTTCTATATTTGCATTTATAAAATCGTTCTCTTCAGTATAACAACCAAAAAATTGATTTACACTTTTATCAGTATAGAATATTTTTGTTCCATTACAACAGTTTACAAATCCAGATTTATCAAATCCAATTGTAGAATCGACCGTAAGAACACTTGATCGATCGCTAGATGATATTTTTTCTACTACTTTTGTTGATGGTGTAACAGTAAATTCACCATTACTTTCAGAATTGGAATCATCATATCCCAAAAATATATAAAACTTATAGTATGTTTTTCCACTTCTAGTAAATATTTCTGCTTCCGAAACAGACCCAAAAACCGAAGAATCAGTTTCTTTGATAATTTGATATCCAGATATTAATAAGGGATCTTTTTCTGGTGTTAGATTTTCAAACAAAAGTTCTTTTCTTTTTCTATAAGTTGATCCGGAGGATTTAAAAAGAAATTCCTCAAGATCAACAATAGTTGGTGTTATACCATAAAGTGCGTTGAATAAAATTCTAAATGATTCTTTATTTCCTTTAGATTGATAAAAAGACTTTGAGTTTTTAATAAAATTATTAACATTTAATTGATCATAAAGATCAACTTTTTCCAGTCCTGGTAAAAAACTTCCTTTTATTTCTTCATAAAATTTTTGTAAAAATAGTACACTCAAATTCGTAACTACTGATTCATTAGCATGTGAAGAAGCTACTGAAGAACTGAAAACTAAATTATTTTCATAAGATTCAATTCCACTAAAACCTCTTACACACTCAGTAAAACTAGTTTCAGTCTTACCTTTATATGTAATTATTTCATCATCAATTTTAAGCAATCCATACTTATTTGGAAAACCTTTTGTGCTATTTACATATATTATAGTGTCATCAATACCAACACTTTGATTTAAATATACATTTGGTGAAACTACTTCTGGTGTTAAATTATCTAGTTTAAGATACTCTGATATATTATCAGTTATGTTTACAAGTCCACCCTGATATTCTTGTGAAACATAATACTGATTTAAAAACTCAATAAATTTTGGATTTTGTTCAACCAAAAATTCTGGTATTTGATTGTCAATAATGTCCTGAATTTTTACTTTTGATTCAAAATTTGACTGTACCATATTATGTTCTTATTAAACTTCCGTTTGAGTAACTTGATTGATAATAATCTTTGGCAAATAAAATGCCAGAAGTATTTTCACCAGAATACATTACATCTTTAATCATATTTATTTTACTTTTTGAAATGTCTAAAGAAAGATAAAGTTCTTTAAGAGCAATAACATCATTTGATTCTGGATATGCCTGTATTTCAACAACACTATTGGGTAATTCAGTTTGAACAATATTAATTGCATTAATTCTGATTTCACCAGTAACATAATTAACAATACCTGCAGATTTAATTACAGTTGTTGGAGAGACATCTGGATTTGAGGATAATTTTATAACAGCAATAGTTCCAGTAATTTTATCTGGATGTGGTATATCTGTGAAATATAAAAAGTCCGTTTCTGAAGCAATTTTAAATCCGGTGGATTTTATATTAGCACCTTCAGAATTTACATGGAATCTATTTCCATAGCAAAGTTCATATTCAGTAAATTGATTTAAAAGTACATTTAAATTTCTTCTAATAATTATTTTGGTAATATTTGATGTAATTGATACATCAGTATTGTCAATTAATTGAAGCATTTTACTATACTTAAATCTACCACCAAATTTATTTAAATCTAATGACTCTCTATAAGTAGTTAAAGAATTTTCTATTTTTGTTCTTATATTCTCTGGACCAGACGCTGTAGAAGTATTATAGTAAATATAGGAGTCCAGTTCTACATAAAGAACTTTGACATCTACTATTTTTTGATTAATACCTGTGATTGAATATTGCTTTAATTTTGATAATATAAGTTGTTTATCAAATTGAGAAAGATATAGACCATTTTTCGGTTTAATTGAAATTGAAATTGAACCATATTCAGGAGGATCTAACTCTTCTCCTCCTATCACATTAACCAATTCGGCATTTGGGTATATTATGGTCTTTATAATAGACTCATAATCACTAGCGGTAACTGCTCTGTATTGTGATGAATAAAGTCTTGGGGCAAAATATTTAATTGAGTCAATAGATTCTATATTTGAACCATTTTTAGATGATTGAACTGTAGAAACTGTTACAGTATCTGATGGTGCAATCAAAGCACCATTTGAATTTTTAATTGAACCTGCAAATGAAAATTCTGATGCTCCATTACCATCTCTACCATCAGTGACAATATAATTGACCGTAATTACTGATCCAGTTTCAAGTTTTTTACCAAAAATACCATCACCAAATAAAAGTTCATATTTTTCATCCTTTACTTCTTGAACTAAAAATATTTCAGAATCTTTATTAATTGTAACTATATTATCAACGAGAGAATATTTTTTTCCTAGTCCAGTATCACTAGAACCTTTTACATAAACTCTAATTGTATCTGTATCTACGTAAGGGTTAGGTATTATAAATCTTTGATCAAGAGATGCGTCTACGGTAAAAGTTAAAGATAAAAATCTTCCTTGATATATTGTAATGTTTTCAAATGAAGCACTACCGTTTACAACATTACGAGTAATTTCTTCAGGTATTGAAAAAATATAAGAACTATTATCAACAGAACCTATGCAAACTAACTCAGGTTGAAGCGAAAGAGTTGAAGTATCGTTAGTAGTCGATATATTAAATGATACTACTGATGTAGAACATTTCCTTGATCTTGGAACATAACCAATATTTCTTGCAAGAGATACTACGTTTTCACGAAGGGTTGCAGAATCTAAAAATACCTCATTAACAGATAAGTTTGAATTGAATGCATTAATATAAGTATTATACGCTAAGGTGTCAATTAAAACTGAAAAATTTGACCCCTCAAAGTCAAAATCTGTAAAATTAGAATTCGCCCTCAGATAATCCTTTATAGAGGTTTTTATCTGATCAAAATCTAAATTTGCGTAGTTAGTAAAAGGCATTTTATCTCGTTGCCTCTAAAATGAATGTAAACTCTTGTGTTGGAAAGTCCTGCCCAATGATATCAAAAATAACAGTAACTTCTAAAGCATTATCGTCAAATTCTGAGTTAACACTCACTTGAACATTTTCAACTCTTGGTTCATAAAGATTGATTGATGTTTTTATCTGTTCTTCAATGATTGATAATGTTGCATAATCAATAATACCAAATAAACTAGATCTTACCTCTGAACCAAAATCTGGATTAAAAAATCTTTCTGTAGGTATTGTTTCTACAATATTACGTACTGATCTTATAATTGCCCTTTCATTTTTTAATATTGGTAGATCTTTTGTTACTGGATGAGGATCAAAGGATAAACTAATATCTTTAAATGATCTAGATATCCTAATGGTTGACATTGTTCAGGACTATTTTCTTCAGTTATTTATGATTATTCCAAGAAATACCATAATTAGGTTCTGTTCCATATTCCCAATCATCATAATCATCTAAATTTCTAATTTTTTGATGTAATTCGGACTGTTCCTTTAGATGATGTTGATTTTTGGGGACATCATCGTGCATGATTTCTTGAATCACTTTTGGTTTTTGATTCAAAGATCCATAATCTGTTGTGAGGGAGGTTGTTCCCCACATTTGATGCATGTAATCTTTGTCTCTATCAACTGGTAAATTGGACATTTTAGCTCCTGTTTTAATGAATAAAACAGAACTTTTATAAAGGAGGTTGCTATCTCCCTATTTTTATTTAACGATTTAGTTCTCTGATGTTATAATTGTCAGAATTTAAGTATTTTAACAGTTCAAGAGCAATTAATCGTGGATTTCCATCTCCACAAGTATAGACATCAATTGCAAGACACCCATTTTCAGGCCATGTATGACAAGAAACATGACTTTCTGCAAGTGCAATAACAATTGTACATCCTTGAGGAATGAAACAATGAGAAAAAATGTTTAAAATAGTCATTTTTGCACGTTCTATTCCACTGATCATGACATTTTGAAGAGAATTACTGTCATTGATAAGTGAAAAGTCAACATCATACACTTCTAAGAGTAGATGTCTTCCCATTGAGTGCTGTTCCAATTCAGAATGTGCAAAAAGTTATTTATTTCTTATTTTTTGAACCATTTCATAGTCATTTTCAAGAATTTCTTTTAAATATTCCTCATCCCAATGATCATAATATTTTGTTTTTGCCAATGATGCTCTTAACTGTCGTAAAAATTCTGCATTTTGATATAAAATCAGATTATATTTCCCATTATTTGTTGGTATAGCATTTATAAAACTAGGTTCATCTCTAAAATCATCAAAAAATTTATATTTTGGATATTCCTGATTGAGTTTATCTATTCTTTTATGTGCAAAATCAAGATCTAAATCATCTTCAACAACAAAAATCACAACACCAAACTCTTGATTTAGAGGTTTGATGTTGTGAATTGAAGTTTTTATAATTTTATAAGTATTATTTTTTGCAAACGGGCAGATTGAAAACCCTGAAAGATCTGGATTTGATGTTGTAATATTATCTATCCATTCTTTTAGGTCGTTTTCAATCTTTTCATTCATCCCTTACCCTGACCTCTATAAGGTTTTCTTGCCTTATTACGAGAAGACGCAGCGTACTTAGTTCCATCTCCGTCTCCTTGACGAGATTTTTTAGGAGGCCCTGGAATATAAGAACTATTCTTATTCAAACCACCTTTTGCTTTAACTGCCATAAGACTTAATCTCCTTTAATAATTTCAGTGTTTAATTCATGAGGTGCAGGACTTCCTTTTTCATAGAACTCCTGTGCCAGATCTTCCATCACATCAAAATAATCTTCTTCTGAAAGATCGGAATAAATTTTGCGACCATTGCAGTAGATATTATATTTTTCGTGATTGTTTGTCATAAAATCAAATGACTCTTGTTTTTTCGTGACCAACTCTGATACGAGGATCGCACCAAATTTCAAATCCTGCTTCTTTTGCATCCAGACAGAATGACACATCTTCACCACACATGTCTTGTACTTCTCCAGATTCAAAGACTTGCATTTTTGGTG